ACACAGTAGATGCTTCAGGCTTTGAAGAATTATTAGTTAGATCAAGAGGAACTATAACTCAATTAATTAATAGTGCTGTAAATGAAAGAGGTAGGGAGAATTTAATCTAATGGCTGGTGCATTTCCAATATCAACTGCTCAATTTCAATCTTTAGGAATAAGGTCTATTCAAAATACTATTATTTCTAAATCTCAATCAGGCAAGAAACTTGCAAGACAAGTAGATGGTCAAAGATGGAGTTTTACAGCAAGAATAATTACAGCTAAACGATCTGATGTTTATGGACAACTAATGGCATTTATAATTAAACAAAGATCAGGCAAAGAAAATTTTACGATTGTACCACCAGAAGTCGAAGATGCTAGAGGTACAGCTAGTGGTACACCTACTGGAACAGGAAGTGCTGGAGATACATCTATTACACTTGGTGGAACTGGAACTGGCACATTAAAAGCTGGAGATTTTATCAAGTTTGCTAATCATTCTAAAGTTTATATGGTCGTTGCAGATCAATCAGATATTTCAACTGGAACTCTTACAATAGAGCCACCATTAACTACAGCAGTTTCTTCATCAGATATTCAATATGATGATGTTCCATTTACAGTATATCTAACTAATGATATTCAAGAGTTTGGAGTAGTGGGTGCTGGACAAGATGGAACTTTGTTATATCAGTTTGAATTTGATGTTGAAGAAGCACTATAGATGAAAAAATACAAAATAACTCATAGAGTAAGTGCCGATTTTCTTGCTGAAATTATTGTAAATGAAGATGAAATTAATATTCAAACTAACGATCTTAAAGAATATAAGAAACCTAATAGCAAATTTGAATATACTATGTTAAAAGGTACAGAAAGTGTAACTCAAACAACTTACGAAGAATATGACGAGAAGCCTGACAACAGCAGTAAAGAACGAATTAGCAACGAATGATATTCGACCAGTACATCTTATCACTATTGGGTTCAGTACTCCTGTTAATATTACTGATTGTTCCTTTTCGCTAACATCATCTGTATCAGGCTCATCAGTTACTTATTTAGCTTCAGATTTTATTATGGGTATATCTGATTTTTCTGAACAAACAGAATTAAGTAAATCTAGTTTAAGTTTAGCTTTATCTGGTGCAGATCAAACTTTTATATCAACAGTTTTAAATGAAAATGTTTCTAATGATACTGTAGATATTTATAGAGGTTTTTTAGATGATTCTAGTGCTTTAATTTCTGACCCTTTTTTATTTTATAGAGGACAAATTGAAGGATTTTCTATTCAAGAAAATGATACTGCAAGTACAGTTACATTAAATATAGTTTCACATTGGGCTGACTTTGAAAAAAAGAATGGTCGTAAAACAAATAATACATCACAACAAAGATTCTTTAGTACAGATGTTGGAATGGATTTTAGTTCAGAAAATGTATTAGATATTAAATGGGGTAGAGAATAATGGGAAGATTTAGTAAATTTAACCCTGTAAAGATAGTTAAAAAAGCTGTTAAAGTAGTTGTTAAAGTTGTTCAAAAAGCAATATCATGGTTAATACCTATACCTGATATTCCTGACTTTGGTTCTGGAGATTTTGATGAATTTGAAAAAGGTATATTAATTAATAAACAATCCAATGACGCATCTATTCCTGTTATATATGGAGAAAGATTAGTTGGTGGAACCCGTGTCTTTTTAGATTCTGGTGGTGGCAATACAAACCAATATCTTTACATGGCTATCGTTATGGCAGAGGGAGAGATTAATTCTATAGAAGAAATAAGAATAGATGACAAAACTGTAACATGGGCATCTAGTTTATCTGATGGAACAGAAGTAGAAGTAAATAGTTCAGATGCTAATTTTTATAAAGCTGACCCTAATGTAGAAGGCTCAAGTGCAGAAAGTTTAATTAGAGTAGAGCCACATTTTGGAACTGATGGACAATCTGCATCTGGTATATTATCAGCTTTAGATAATTGGGGAACTAATCATAAATTATCTGGTCTATGTTATTTAGCATTAAGATTTAAATGGAATCAAGACGCATTTACAGGAATACCAAAAGTACAAGCTAAAATAAAAGGTAAGAAAGTTAAAACTTATAATGCAAGTTTAGTAGAACAATCTGCATCTTATTCAACTAATCCAGCTTGGTGTTTATTAGATTATTTAACTAACGAAAGATATGGAAAAGGTTTAGCAATTTCAAATATAGATTTACAAAGTTTCTATGATGCTTCATTAGTTTGCGAAACACAAGTAACACCATATTCTGGTGGAAGTGATATTAATATATTTGATACAAATGCAGTAATAGATACATCAAGAAAAATAATTGAAAATGTTAGAGAACTTGTAAAAGGTTGTAGAGGTTATCTTCCATATTCATCTGGTAAATATAGTTTAGTTATTGAAACAACAGGAACAGCATCAATTACATTAACTGAAGATGATATTTTAAATGGATATAATTTATCTTCTCCAAGTAAAAATGACAGATACAATAGAGTTATAGTTTCATTTGTTAACCCAGATCGAAATTTCCAAGTTGATGAAGTTCAGTTTCCACCAATAGATGATTCAGGATTACCAAATGCAGATCAACACGCAACAATGAAAAATGCAGATGGTGGTATATTACTTGAGGGAAGATTTGACTTTAAAACGATCACATCTCCATATCAAGCAGAAGAAATGGCAGAAATTATTTTAAGAAGATCAAGAGAATCTTTAACTTTATCTTTAAATGTTTCATTTGATGCTTATGATTTAGCTATTGGAGAAATTGTAAACATTACACATAGTTCTTTAGGATTTTCTGCTAAACCATTTAGAATTATAGAAATTAGTTTTAATGAAGATTATACAATAGGTTTATCTTTGGTGGAATACCAAGCCTCACATTATACATGGGCTACTAAAACTCAAGCTAGTGCAATTCCAACAACAAATTTACCTAATCCATTTAATATCCAGCCACCAGCAAGTGTTACTTTAGATGACCAATTAATTCAATACAATGATGGAACTGTTATCGTAGCTTTAGATATAACTATTGGTGCAAGTAATGATAGTTTTGTTGATTATTACCAAGTGGAATATAAGAAAAGCACAGATTCAAATTATATTATTTATGCACAAGGTTCAGGATTAACTCACAGAGTATTAAATGTAATTGACCAACAAACTTATGATGTAAGAGTTAAAGCTGTTAATACTTTAGGTGTTTCTTCCACTTATGTATCTGCATCAAGAACTATTATAGGTGCTATTGAGCCACCTAGTGATGTAGAAGATTTTTCATGTAATATTGTAGGAGAAGAAGCACATTTATCATGGTCGCAAATACCTGATTTAGATTTAGCTTATTATCAAATTAGATTTAGTGAAGAAACTAATGGAACTGCTGATTGGCAAAACTCTGTAGCATTAGTAGAAAAAGTATCAAGACCAGCAACTTCGATTGTAGTTCCTAGTCGTTCTGGCACTTTTCTTATAAAATCGGTTGACAAATTATCCAATTTTAGTTCAAACGCAACTGCTATTATTTCTAATGTTACTGGAGTTAAAAACTTTAATGCTATAGCAACACAATCAGAACACCCAGATTTTTTAGGAACAAATACAAATACAGTTATCGCAGATAATACAATTAGATTAGATTCATCAGAACTTTTTGATAGTGCTAGTGGAGATTTTGATGATGAGGTTACTAGATTTTTTGATTCAGGTGTTGCTAATGCTGATTTCTATGCAAGTGGTAATTATTTATTTGCAGATGTAATTGATATAGGTGCTAAACATACTGCTAGAATAACAGCAACATTAAGTCAAACTTCAGATAATCCTGATGACTTATTCGATAATAAAAGTGGTTTATTTGACACAGCTTCATCTAACTTTGATGGAGATACACCAGCAAACTGTAATGCTCATATTGAGATTGCAACTTCAGATGATAATATTACTTATACAGATTTTAGAAATTTCACTATAGGAAATTATACTTTTCGTTATGCTAAATTTAGAGTAGTTTTAATTTCAAGAGATTTAGCATCAACTCCAGTAGTTTCAGAAGTTACAGTTACAATAGATATGGAAGATAGAATATTTAGTGGCAACGATATTACTTCTGGTGCTGGAACTTATACTGTAACATTTACAAACCCATATAAATCTGTTAATTATGCTGTTGGAATAACTGGCGAAGACCTTAATACTGGAGATTTCTTTGTGGTAGAAAATAAGACTATTAATGGTTTCGATTTAACATTTAAAAATTCAAGTGGTACAGCAGTAAGTCGTACCTTTGATTACTTGGCGAAGGGCTATTGATATATTAAAATAAAAGGAGTATAAGAACTTATGGCACAACACGACTATAATATAGCAAACCAATCTTTCCCTAGCTTTAGAACTGATCTAAACAATGTTCTATCTGCTATCAATACTTCTAATTCAGGAACATCAAGACCTAGTGGTGCTGTTGCTGGTACGATTTGGTTAGACACAACATCTGCAACTACTCCAACTTTAAAATTTTATGATGGTGCTGATGACATATCTTTAGCAACAATAGATTACACAGCTAACACAGTTAATTGGTTAGATTCAACAGTTTCAGCAGATTTAGTAAATGATACAACTCCACAATTAGGTGGCGATTTAGATATTAACTCACAAGAAATTACAGGAAGTTTAATTCCATCTACAACAGATACTTATGATTTAGGCTCATCATCTAAAGTTTGGGCTAACATATATACAGGAGACTTAAATTTATCTAACGAAGCAAAAGAACAAGGTAACTCTGTTGATGGAACAAAAGGTTCTTGGACTATTCAAGAGGGTGCTGACGATCTATTTATTGTTAATAACAAATCAGGCAAAAAATATAAGTTTAAACTAGAGGAGATTTAAACATGGCTTTTATCTCCAATGGCACTACAATTTTAGATAATGGTTCATTTAGTGCTAGTCTAGGTTCAATGGTTTTATTATCTGAACAAACAGCTAGTGCTAGTGCTTCAATATCATTTACAAGTGGAATAGATAGCACCTATCCTATTTATAAGTTTGAGTTTATTAATATCCATCCAGGAACTAGCGACGCAGATTTAGGTATTTTAGCATCTACAGATACAGGAAGCAGTTATGGAGTTGCAACCACTTCAACATTTTTTGAGGCTAAACATGCAGAAGATGATTCCCAAGCTGAATTAACATATATAACAGCATTTGATGCAGCACAATCTACAAGTTTAATAAAATTAACAGGTTCTATCGCTAGTGATAATGATTCTATTGGTAGTGGAGAAATGTATTTATTTAATCCTAGTTCTACAACATTTGTCAAACATTTTATATCAACTGCTAATAGGATGTTTAATTCTAGATCATTAAATAGTTTTGTTTCTGGATATATAAACACAACTTCTGCGGTAGATGCTATACAATTTAAGATGGATAGTGGCAACATAGATGATGGCACAATAAAACTATATGGAATAAAGGATAGCTAATGGTTTTACATTCATTACATTCGTATAAAGAAATAAGAGGTATCTTATGGCAGTAGTATCAGGTGGAACAACATTAATAGACAATGGTGCTTTAGACCCAGCAGTACCAACAGGATCACTTATTTTATTATCTACGCAAACTGCAAGTGCATCAGCTTCTATTAGCTTTACATCAGGAATAGATAGTACTTATGATTCCTATGTGTTTAAGTTTATAGATATTCACCCAAGTGTAGATGCTGTTGATTTAACTGTAAATTTTAGTACAGATGGTGGTTCAAATTACAATGTTACAAAAACAACTACATTTTTTTGGTCATACCATGATGAAGCTGACACTAATACACAATTAGGATATGCAAGTAGTAATGATTTAGCTCAAGGAACAGGTAATCAACCAATATCATCAAATCCAGGATTTGATAATGATCAATCAACAAGTGGTTATTTACATTTATTTAATCCTAGCTCAACTATTTTTGTTAAGCATTTTATATCAACAACTAATTCTACTGAACCTGCAGATTATAGTATAAATAGTTTTTCTGCTGGATATGGAAACACAACATCTGCCATAAATGCAGTTAGATTTTCTTTTGAGTCAGGCAATATAGATGACGGCATAATCAAAATGTATGGAGTAGCATAATGGGATTAATTAGTAATGGTTCAACAATATTCGACAATGGCTCAATCGCATCTGGCTTTGGTGGAAGTCTAGTATTTTTATCAAAACAAACTGCTAGTGCATCTGCTAGTATAGAATTTAGTTTAGGAGATTACAAAGAGTATCAGTTCTTCTTCGTTAATATACATCAATCTATTGACCAAGCATATTTTCAAGTTAATTTTAGTACAGATAATGGTTCAAACTATAATGTAACTAAAACTACTTCAGCATTTAATGCTTTTCATACTGAAGCAGATTCAACTGAATTTGTATATGCAAGTTCAACAGATGTTGCACAAAGTACAGCTAATGCAAATCTTTCCATTCTCACTGGAAATGGAGATGATGAAAATCAAAGTGGTTATTTACATTTATTTAATCCATCTTCCACTACCTATGTTAAACATTTTATTTCAGATTTACAATGTAATTATAGGGTTGGATTACCAGCTTCAGTAAATTATAAAGTTGCTGGATATGCCAATACTACTTCAGCATTAACGAATATAAAATTTGAATTTTCTAGTGGTAATATAGACGCTGGAGAAATATTGCTATTCGGAATTAATTAATATAAAAGGAGATAATTATGACAACACCACATAAATTAGTAGATGGAATACAAATACCTCTAAGTGCAGAAGAAATTGCACAAAGACAAGCTGAAGAACAAGCATGGTTAAATGGTGCATTTGATAGAGCTATGGCAGATTTAAGAAGTAAAAGAGATAGACTTCTTGCTTCATGCGATTGGGTTATGATGTCAGATTCTCCAATAGCTGATAAAACATCTTGGGAAACCTATAGACAATCATTAAGAGATATTACAAATGGCTTAACTACTGTTGAAGAAGTTAATGCAGTTGTTTGGCCTACAAAACCTTAGTGAATGATTACTAAATCTCTTAATGTCACAAGACATTGGAACAACACAATATGGAAGAAATTAAAGAAAGAATCAAACAACATGAGGGGTTTCGGGACACTATGTATTCCGATAGCTTGGGTTTTTCTACTATTGGTTATGGTCACTTGGTATTACCCTCTGATAATTTTGTTGAGGGTGTTACTTATGACAAAGAAACTCTTGAAGAAGTTTTTGATAATGATTTTAAAATAGCAACAGATTCAGCTAGAGAATTATTAAGAGGAATAGATTACAATCATATTATTTTTGGTGTTATTGTGGAGATGTGTTTCCAATTAGGAAAACCTAAAGTATCTAAATTCAAAAAAATGTGGGAAGAACTAAGAGAAAAAAACCTTGAAAAAGCTAGTGCAGAAATGATAAACAGTAATTGGTACAAGCAAACACCTAAAAGATGTAATGCTTTAGCCAGTTTAATGAAAAACGCAAACAAATAAGAATGTATTATGCCTAAACATAAAAAAAGAAAAGTACCTAAAGGTTATCATAAAATGCCAGATGGTAGCATTATGAAAGGCACAAAGCATAAAGCAAGAAAGAAAAAATACTAATGGCAAAGAAACCAATATATGCTAAAGCTAGACCTAAGAGTTTAGGAAAACCAAAACCTTTTAATAAAAAAGGAAAAGCGTACAAATCAGTTAAAAGACAGGCTGACAAAAAGTTTGGTAAGAAAGTAAGTCTTTATAAGAACATCTTTATTTCTAAAGCTATTAAAAAATATAAACCGAGAAAGAAAAAATGATTAGTGATGTTTATAATATACCATTTGGCTTATCCGTACAAAGAGGAGATGTAAATAATTTCCAAGCCATACAAAAATTTGGATATAACGATTCAGTAGGAACATCATTTGAAACGATCTGGGATGGTGGGGGAGATTATACTTTTATAACTTCTCCTAGTACTGCAACTGCAACTTCATCTGATACAGGCTCAGATAATAATGGAACAGTAGAAATTGTAGGATTAGATTCTAATTACGAT